GGTGGGTCCGTCTCCCGAAGGTACGACGTGAGGTGCGAAACGGTTTCTATGACCGGTCAAGGTCGGAAGCCCCTTTCGAGGGCTTCTCGAGTTCGTACTACGCTTCGTCGTCACATCGTTGGCGGACGGCCAAAAGTTCATGACAGGTTGGCCCCCTGTTGTGGATTCGTTCGGTTAGTAACCGAAACGGGAACGAACGTCCAAGTGAGACTTGGCGGCTCGTTCAACCCGAGCAGAGGCCCGCGAAACGCGGAGCCTCTGCAGCACCTTCCTCATGGTAATCCATGAGGGGGGTGAAAGTCTCATATGAGGTTTAACCTCAACTGAGACGGGCACGGCCTTTACAAGCTTCTTGTAAAGGTGGTAGTTTAACCGTGCCGGTACCGCACTCTTGACAGTGCGGACGGCCATCTCAGCGCTTTCGCTGATCATGGCCTGCCAAAAAGCCTCCAGCCCCTCGTTGCAAGACGAGGTGCTGAAGGTGAGACCGTCCTGCAGGGCAGCAAGACGGTCCGCGGCAATACGCTCCGGTGATCTCACCGGGTATGCCGACGTGAGCGGGATACTGAGTTGCCTCAGATCCGCTCCGGATATAGCTCCATCGTGGATGGAGCTATACAGCCAGCCGAGATCAGGTGGGACCTGACTCGACGGCCTTTTAGGAAGCACCTCCAGCCCGCCCAGTGAGAGGGGGAGGTGTACGCGCGGACGCCGGAGCTTCTCCGGCGCCCACGCACTCTGAATTGCAAGGAGAACCTTGTAACGCCAGTATCCAACGTTATCCCAGAGATAACGTCGGATGCGTATTTGGTGGGGAACCCCCTCCTCATACGTCCTTCGCTTACTCTTGTCGAGCAGCGAACGTAGCGACAAAGTCGGCACGTTCACCAGCGAAGAACCCCATCTGCAGAGGTAAAACCTCTCGCAGAAGGTACCTCCAGTCTTTGATACAAAAGACTTGGAGGTGTTCAGTTCCATCCCCGTAAGACGAGGAAGGTTCCGGTTGTACTCCGAGATTTGATCTGGAGTCCACATGGCGATGCAGTCGTCACCCATCAGGTGACAGGTAGTCAAGGGGACCCTTGACGACCAGATGGCCCAGGCATGGACCAACGACAGCATTACCCACGAGCACGGGATGCCCATGAGGGTCCCGCGCACCATGGGACGGTTATCAACCGTACCACCGAAGACCACATCACGTGGAACGTGAAGTAGGTCGCAGAAAACTGCGAGCACGTTGTGGTCCAGTCGGTCGGTGGCCGACGAGAGGTCAGCGGAGTAGACGCTGGCTCCATTGCTGACCCTCCTGAAAGGGAGGTCGGCAAGCTGGTCGCGCAATGCACGACGGCAGCATGGCAGTTTGGCGAGGAGCCTGTACAAGGGCTTCCTGTACGCCTCGGACTTAAACGTCCGTACTGCATCTGAGCAGGAGACTATTCTAGTCTTCAGCCCATATTCTGGTAAGACCACCGAACGGGAGGCACCAGAATGCTCCATGGCAGATAAGATCTGCCCTTGGAGACGGTTCCTCACCATGGACTGTCCATGGGATGAGGAGGCACCTGTGCGAGCTTGGAGTTCGACAGATGTATTCGTCCCCAGGAGATTGAGAATCTCCTGGGACCTACCACCGTCAGACCGCTTCAGTGAAAGGGAAGCGGAGTGGGCGGTTGTACTGGCAACGAATTCCGGTTTGACCGGAACAATGCCGAAGGTCTTCATGAACTTCATGATTGACTCTATGGAAGGATTCACTGACCACAGTGGATCCTCCGTGACGAGACCGTAGAACTGCTCTACAGCCTTGTCCTGCATGTGACGAGGAGGCTTAGGAAGCCCTCTCGACACTCTCGACAGCTGGTAAAGCCAGCGGCGAGAAGGGGAACGCGGCCTGTTGAGAGTCAACTGGCCGACGTGTTCCCAAGGAACGCTGCTATTTTCAATAGCAGCCTTCCTGCACGCGTGCGCTGCTGATTTCAGCAGGCACGCGCTGCGAGTGGGATGCCTTGCAACCCACAGGCCACGACGGAGGAACCAGGTCAAGACCTGGGGGGACGCATGGCGCCCTCCTCCAACAGAGTAGTGGAGCGCCAAGAGCGCCTCCATTACACCAACGACCAGCTTCCACTCCGGGTCATTCAACCCACAGGCAAGCTTGGTCAAGGAGAAGAAGTGAGACTTCAACTCCCAATGGTGCCGCCTTCGCGGCAGGCGGAGAGGGTAATGGAGACCCTTCCGCCGTGCACCATCCAAAAGGGTCAAAACAGCTGTTCTGACCTCCATC